TTGTGTGGAAAGCCCGGCGGGCGCGCAGGATATCCTGCGCGGCTGCTACCGGCTTGTCCATCTGGTGGAGATACTGGATAACAACCGCTGCACGGTCAAGTGCACACAGGGCAGCTCCACCTTTACCACCCAAGAAATGAAAAATCTGATAGACGGGATCTTTGACCGCCTTGCTGAGATGGGCGTGAGTGATCCCTTAGTGACTGCCTACTGGCAGGAGTGGAGTAAACCATAGACATGACCAGAAAGAGGCTCAAAAAGTTGATGATGGCTCGCGGGCTGTCACGAAATCAGGCAAACCGCATCTTAGAAAACAGCAGGCTCAAACCCAGAAAGCTGAGCAACAGGCTCTTTTGGATCGTATTCCGGCACGAATTTGACAAATTTGTTGATGCCTGCGGTGCCAGCATGATCCGTTATTTCTGGGACTTTGAAATCAGGTAAAAGGAGGCTTTCAGGTGAAACGCAAACGCTTTGAAAAGCTGATGATCTCGCAGCATAAATCACAGGCTCGTGATATCCGGCAGTCTATCCGTGCCATCATCGAACTGCGCCACTACTCTGAGGGGCGCAAGGGCGTCCTGATGGTCTACAACGAAAAAGCCGAGTGCTTCACGGAGGCCACGCTGTACCCTTACGGCGAAATGTATGCCCGGATCCAGAGAGGTCAGGGCGCTATTGGAAAGGAGTCTTGACAGAGATGACCAAGAAAATGACCCGCAAGCGCTGTTGCAGCTGCTGATGGCTCACGGAGTCAACCGGAACACCGCACAGGGCTTGGCGCGGTGTATCAACGTCGCCCGGCGGTATGACTTCATTGATGGGTTCACCATTAAATTTGTCAACGGCCAGAAGTATCAGGTCGATAATGTGCACTCTTACCGCGAGGCTTATGAGAGCACGCAAAAGGATGGGGTGCCGCTTGTCTAAAAGCATCATTCAGGCAGAAAAGGAGTGTTACATCTGCCGCCGCTGGTATGCGGTAAAGACCACGCGCGGGCTGGAGGAGCACCACGTCCTCAATGGGCCGCTGCGCAGCTTTTCGGAGAGACACGGCCTCAAGGTCTGGCTGTGCCACCAGCATCACAACGAGCCGGGCATGAGCCCGCACTATAACGCCACCTGCGCCCAGACCCTGAAAGCCGTTGCGCAGGCAAAGTACGAGGAGAAGAACGGCCCCGGCGCGCACGCTGCATGGATGGCCGCCGTTGGAAAGGACTATATCAATGCTTAATGTTATCGCAATTATGGGCCGCCTTGTGGCGGATCCTGAACTCCGCACCACCCCGGCGGGCGTGAATGTCTGCAAGTTCCGCATTGCCTGTGACCGAAACTTTGCAAAGCCCGGCGAACAGCGTCAGGCTGATTTCATTGATGTTATTGCGTGGCGGCAGCAGGCTGAGTTTGTGTGCCGCTATTTCCAGAAGGGCAGTCTGGTCGCCATCAATGGCCGTCTCCAGACCAACAATTATCAGGACAAGAACGGCAACAACCGTACATCCGTTGCCGTGGTGGCCGACAATATCAACTTTGCGGGCTCCAAGGGCACCAGCAAGCCGGTGGACGAGGGCGGCGAGGCTGCCCCGCGCTCTGAGGCATGGCCGAAAGCAGACCCGCCTGCCAACTACGGCGGCGTGGATGACTTTTCCGTGATCGATGACAGTGATGACCTGCCGTTTTGATAGAAAGGAATAACCCATGAACGTGAAACAGGAAAGCTATACTGTGCAGCCGCACTGGATGATCTCCGACTACCATCTGAAAGGCACCGAGCTGGATGTTTACTGCCTGATCTGGGGCTTTACGCAGGACGAACAGGGCTGCTATTACGGCTCTATCAAGTATATTGCCGACTATTACGAGATCGACACCCGCACCGTGGAGCGCACACTGAAAGCGCTGGAGGCAAAGGGTCTGCTGCGCAAATGGCAGGAGCCTGTCAACGGCGTAATGGTAAACCGTTATACTGCCCTGCGCCCAGAAGTTGAAAGCGCCGAGCAGAACCCCCGGCAGAATGCCACCCCCGGCAAGTTGCCGCCCCCGGCAGAATGCCGCCAAGCCCCCCGGCAAGTTGCCGCCAAGACCCCCGGCAAATTGCCGGACAATAATAAAAGCGATAAAGCTAATAATAACAAACCCCGCGCAGAGGCGCGGGAGGAGCCGAGCAGCCTGACCGTTGCCGAGGTCTTTGACGAGTTTTCCCGTGGTGCACCCGGCGGGTTGTATGACGCTCTGATGGACTTTGACCAGCACCGGCAGGCGCTTGCCAAGAAGGACAAGAAAAAGCTGTGGAGCCCTCTGGTTGCAAAGAAGATCTGCAAGTCCATCAAGCGGCTTGTGGATGAGGCGGGCGTGAAGGATCGTGCCGGGTACGCCATCGCGATGCTGAATCAGAGCGTTGAAAACGGATGGACGGGCGTGTTTGCGGTCAAGGATTTTGTGGACAAAGCCCCGGCGGCGGTACATATCGCGCAGCCTGCACCGGATAAGCCCCGCAAAATCACCAAAGACATGACCCTCGCAGACCTGCTGGGGGGTGTAGGAGCGTGACAACCAACAAGATCTCCACTGCGCAGCAGCATCAGCTTGCTGTGATCGGCGCTGCGATCTTAGACCCGGCGGCGTGCAAGGATACCGTGCAGCGCCTGACCCCGGCCATGTTTGAGGATGGGCCATACCGGCAGTTGTTCGCAGCCATCAAGCTGCAGCTGGATACCGGCCATAACGTGGATGCCGTGATACTGGAGCGGATGCTGGGCACAGACTTCCGGCCTCTGATCGTGCTGGCAGCAGAGACCGTGCCCACCATCAGCCATGTGCAGGACTATGAGGCGCTGGTGATGGAGGACTACCGCAAGCGTCTGCTGCTGGAGCTTGCCGCCAAGATCTCCATGAACCCTGCGGATTCTGACACCATCTGCCGGGATCTGAGCGAGGCGCTGAAAGAGCAGGATCACCTGCGGCGGGAATCGGTGGACGCGAACGTCAAGGATTTTGCCGAGGTCTGGGACGAAACGCTCCAATGGCTGCAGCAGCCGGACACCAGCGTCAGGATGGCATGGCGTGAACTGGATGAGCTGGGTCTGTTCGGCGAGAAGATGGTCACCGTCATTGCTGGCCGTCCCGGTCACGGCAAGACAGATCTGGCTCTCGCTCTGGCTCTGCGCCTGAGTAACAGCTGTCAAGTGTATTACCTGACCATGGAGGAGGACAGGCGCAAGCTGATGCTGCGCACCATGTCCAAACTGACCCGCATAAACTCCACCCGGCTGCGTGACCGCAAGCTGACCGAGGAGGAGCGGGAGAGCCTGAACAACGCTTTTGCCCTCATCAAGGGACACACCGGCATGATCTACGATGATGGCACCCGGATGACCGTGGACGATATCCGCGCCCGGGTCATGAAATACCGCCCGCGTGTGGTCTTTGTGGATCACATCGGTCTGATCTCCGACACCCAGCAGGGGCGCAAGGAGCAGGAGCGTCTTGCGGATGTTACCCGCAGCCTGAAAGAGCTTGCCATGGAGACCGGCACCACCATTGTGGAGCTTGTGCAGCTGAACCGCGTAACGGATCGCAACGGCGGCACCAAAAAGGCATCACTGGGAGACCTTCGCGGATCCGGCACCATCGAGCAGGACGCGGATGCCGTTGTTTTCATCGAGAGCCAAGTGGACGGAGAGCGTCAGCTGCAGGGCCCGAATGATTACTTTGACGTTAACCTGCGCATCCCGAAAAACCGCGAGGGTGCAACCGGCAGAGTGTCCATGTGGTGGCAGCCGCAGTATCATGAGTGGCAGCCTGCGCCTGATCCATCCGAAAACTACAGCGAGGATTTTGCCCCGGCGGATCATGAGGATATCCCGGCGGAGTGGTAAACAGGAGGTAAACAAAAATGGATTGCAGTTCTTGCGGGGTACGTTTTCGGTGCCCTCTGGCAGCTGAACCCGGTTCTTTTGCGTGCACATTAACACGGGTCATGTACGGCGGGGAAGAAAGCCCATACCGGAAACACGGCACGCCCAAGTTTTGCCCGCTCTGCGGGAAACCTTTGAAAGTCATTGGCACCGAGCGCTTTTGCAACAACGTCCAATGCGAAAACAGATTTATTCCTATGGGGTGAGTAAGCCATGAATGAAAAAGAACGTCAGAATGCTGCCGACATGAAAGAAGCTCGTGCAAAACTCCTTGAATGCGCATTCCCGCCGCGCTGGCCGGAATGGATCAGAACGGCAGAGAGGAAGCCAACCGCAGAGGACGCAAACGAGGACGGCTGCGTCCTGAGCATCAACATGAACCGCGGCGACAGGAACACGACAGCTTGGCCGTGGAACGTGGTGGCAGCTTTCCCGGATTGCCTTCCGGTCTGGATGCCGCTGCCTAAAAAACCGGATCTGAAAGAGGAACATTTTCACCGCTGATAAAGGGAGGATGCAGTCCGATGACCTATGAAGAAAAAAAGGAATGGTTGCGGCGGTACCGCAAGGCCGCAAAACTGGAAAAGATCAAGCTGGAAGAGGTAGAGCGGTACCGTACAGACGCAGAGCGCGTCACACAGGTGCTGTCTCCTGTTCCCGGCGGCGCTGGTGACGGTCAGGCACTGCCCAGATCTGTGGAACGCATCGCGGATGCAATGCAGGCAGCCAACGCGCAGGTGATGGAGTGTCAGAGGATCTGCAAGGAGATTCTGAATGTTATGAACCAGACCGCGGACATACAGGATTATGAGATCCTGTACCTGCGTTACATCGGCGGCAAGAAGTGGGAGCCGATCGCCGCCAAGATGGGCATGGAGGTAAGCAGCGTATATAGGCGGCATAAGAGAGCCGTCAAGGCGCTGGACATTCCAGAACGCCAGTAAATACCATGTTTTGGGGGCACTTTGCAATACAATACCATGTTTTGAGGGCAACTTGCACTGTTTTTCAATGTTTTGCCTGTGATATTATTAGACTGCGAAAGCCGCAAGGAGCTGGACAACATCCAACACCCTGCGGCTTTTGTATTGCCCGGCTGCGACAGGGGAACACCTTACCGACCAACAGCCTGAATGTACCAGCTGGGCAATTTATGTTTTGGTATCCGTGGCACTGTTGAGGACAACACCCCGGCGGGGTCACTGGGTATACATGGGAGTCATTGCAGCATCATCCCGGAGTGCGTGGCAGCGTATCGCCAAGCGGGTTCCTTTGTCACCATCCTGCCCAGTAAGCTGCCGTTGCTGGCAGCTGCGCACTCCATCCTATGCCGTTGTAGCTCAACGCAGAGCGCCGCTGTTGCAGGCGGGTCAACATTGATGATACATCCATGACAGGCAACTGCGACCAATCACCGCAGCGGGCTGGCGTGGAATGGTGCCGGTTCGAATCCGGCCAACGGCTTATTTTATACCCCCGGGGCTTGTAAAACACCCCCGGGGTCTTTTTATCCCCTGCCCTTCCCGCAATGCCGCCCCCTGCAAATATCCCGGGACTGTCTGTGGTACAGCGGACTGTGAGGGGCTGCACACTGTAGCCACAACGCTGCCAAAGGAGGCCTGCGCCATGACGAACCCGCGCTATGCCAACGGCAACCTGCGGCGCAAGCATCGGGAGCGGCTGCGGGCAATGGGCTGCGAATGCGGCATCTGTCACGGGCGTTTCGGTCCTATTCATTACGATGAGCCTTCAGACGCGCAGCATCCGCTCTCCTTTGTGGTGGACGAGATCCGGCCTGTATCCAAATGGCGGCAGTTCGGGTATCCCTCGGCGCGGGCAGCGGCTGAGGACTGGACGAACCTGCAAGCGGCGCATTATTTCTGCAATGCGCAAAAAGGCAACAAAACCGGGCAAAACAGCCCGAAAACCGGCAAAAAAGGGGCAAAACCGTGCCGCATTCCGCAGGTCAGTGACGGCGAGTGGTAGGGTGGGGAGGGTCCCCCTCCCGCAGCCCTCGGCGACTCCGCGCTGTCCAGCGCCGATTTACACACAGGAAGTTTTTTGAAAGGGGCATCCAGACATGGCGACCATGAAAAGCATCACCGCCAGCGGCAGCCGTCTGGAGCAGCTCAAGCGGCTTGCGCTGGTGCTGGCCAAGAATATCGACAGCTGCGAGGACGCCCGGCTTTTGCCCCAGCTGGCCAAACAGTACCGGGACACCATCCGGGAGATCGAGGAAATGGAGGGAGCACCCAGCGATGACGACGAAGTCGGCGCGATCCTCGCGCAGCGGCAGCAGGATGGGAAGCCAGGAGCCGTCCGCACGCATCGCTCCGGCGTACCGGAGCACTGACGGCGGCGATGCCGTGCGCATTCTGCGGGCAGGCGGCACCATCCCGGACCCGTGGCAGAGTGACGTGCTGGAGGACTGGATGGGGCGCACCCCTTCCGGCAAGTGGGCAGCGCCCACAGCGGGCGGCAGTGTGCCCCGGCAGAACGGAAAGAGTCTACTTGTGCAGGGACGTGCCGAGGCCGGGATGCTGCTGTTCAACGAAACGGTCATCTACACTGCCCACCTGCAAAAGACTGCCACCGAGACCTTTGAGGAGATGCGCGCCTTCTTTGAGGGTACGCGGATGCGGCGGTATGTGGAGGAGATCCGCACCGCCCTCGGACGGGAGCAGATCATCCTGAAAAGCGGTGCCCGCATCAAGTTTCTGGCACGCACCCGCAACGGCGGACGCGGCCAGCATGGCGATCTGTTGATCTTTGACGAGGCGCAGGAGCTGGACGAGACCGCGCAGGGTTCTTTTCTGCCTGCCATCTCTGCCAGCCTAAACCCGCAGACCATCTATGTGGGCACGCCACCGGGGCCGGATGCCGTGGGCACCGTGTTCCGTTCGCTGCGCCGCCGCGCGCTGGACGGCGATGCCAAAAAGGCCGCATGGTTCGAGTTCTCGGTGGACAAGATCGGGGACGTGAAGGACCCGGCGCGCTGGGCAGCCGCAAACCCCGCGCTGGGGCGGCGCATCCAGCTTTCCACCATTGAGGGCGAGGCCGAGCAGCTGGACCCGGACACCTTTGCCCGGGAACGTCTGGGCTGGTGGAGCCCGGAGGCCACCCAGCAGCTGGATCTTGCCATTGACCCGGCGGCGTGGGCGGCCTGCGCCAGCGAGGAGCAAAAGCCCGAGGGCAAGACCGCCTACGGCGTTAAGTTTGCACCGGACGGCAGCGCGGTCTGCCTGTGCGGCGCGGTGCTGCCAAAGGACGGCGCTGCCCGCGTTTCCCTGATCGACCTGCGCCCCACAGGGCAGGGGCTTGCATGGCTGGCAGACTGGCTGAACCAGCGGTACGACAAGGCAAGCTGCGTAGTCATTGACGGACGCAACGGCGTGGACGTGCTGGCAGAGCGCATCAAAGAGGTGTGGCGGGCAAAGAACGCCGTGATCCGCCCCGGCACCAAGGACGTGATCGCCGCCGTGGGCGGCTTTACCAACAGCATCAGCGAGCACAGCCTGACATGGTATCAGCCGCAGACCGTGCTGGACGAGAGCGCCCGCACCGCTATCAAGCGCCCCATCGGCGGCGGGGACGGCTTTGGCGGGGACAAAAGGCCGCCCGGAGGAGCCCGCG